TTAAGAAAGGTCATGAGAGCATTAAACGCCCTCGGATTTGCGCTTGTATATGGCATGGTTATTTACCTGTTTTCTTTGTTTCTACTTTCGGCGCTGGCTTTGCATCCTTCGCCTTGCCTTGTTTAATAAGAGCCTCGGCAATCGCGGCAGGGAGAGAGGTCTCATACCCTGCCGAAACGCCTTTATACGGCTCGATTAGAATTACATCTACGAGCATAAATCACCTAATTAGGTTGTTGAAGTTTTGAGAACACCGATAGCACTTGGAGCTGGGAATGCGAAAGCAACGCGCTCGACAACTTCGATACCTTTTTGGTGTGTACCACCCAAACCAGTCGCGCCGAAATACTCTTTGTATTCGTTAACAGTTACATCCTCGCGGATACCCATAACTGTAAACTGATTAAAGTCACAATAGAATGCAGATGCTGTATTCGCTGCACTCGTTGGGAAGAGTGCATCAGGTACGACATGCATCGGGCGGCCTGTTGGAGTGAAGTATGAATTACCTGCAAGAGCTGTTAAGCCGATGGATGTAATTTCGATAGGTCTTACTTGATCATAAACAGGGCGGGAGCCTGCTGTTTCTTTCATCAAGAATCCGAATACTGATTGAGGCACTACGAATACACCATTAGCACCAACGCCAGAATTTACACCGAGGCGCAAGTTCCAAAGGTCAGTCCAAGAGATCTCTCCGAATGTATCCTTACCTGAGTTATTTGCACCACCTTGGCGAACTGTTGTAGTTCCGGCGATACCAGTCAAGCCTGTAAAGTTAGGGGCATTACCATCACCATTGAAAAACTGCTTGTCTTCTGTTTCAGCAAGAGCGCGACCCAATCCATTTACAACATAATCCAAGAATGCAGGGGTTGCATCTTGCAATTGCTCTTCAGAAACGATAGCACCTGCAACTACTTTGCGGGCTGTCATTGCAGTCGCTGTAAAGAAGTTTGCTGAGTCAGTCAAAGTCAAGCCAGAACCTTCGGCAACTACCGCGCCAGTGAACGCGCCGCTTGATACTAAGTTCTCTGTTTTACCGCGCATCGGATAGATCTTCGCGAGTGCTCTTGCATATCCGTACTGATCTGCAAAAGACATGATTTCCTCTACCCAAAACTGAGGAACGGCCGCGCCACCTTGTGCAGTTGTGCCTGTATTGAAGTTTGCTCTTGTGAGATACTTCTCATTTGCTTTGCGTGCAATTTCATCTGCAACGCCGTCGCGTCCTTTGTGAACTGCAAGGATGTAATCAGCTACGACGCGTGCTTGGTCACGGCGTGCATCATGATCTGCTTTGATTGTTACGAAGCCGTTGTTATTTGTTGGCTTTTGTGAGCGAAGTTGATCAGCAACTTTGCGGTCAACAACTTCTTTCAGTTGGTCTTTTGTTACGATAATGTTTTCCATTATGCAATATCCTTAGATTAAATTGAGTAATTCGTCTGTATTGAGTTTCTTCGGCATATTCAAAGTAATTGAACGGCCTGCTTCGCCGGCTACTGCAGATTTGATAATCTTGTAACCGTTTTGAATCATATCCATACCTTCATTGATTTGCGCTTGTGTTGAAGCTGCAATTTTCTTACCTACTCGAGTTTCAGGAACCTCGAAACTAGCCTCGATGGACTCTGCAACCACTTCGACTGGGGGCTCGGCGGCGGCTGGTTCTTCGGCTACTTCGGGTGCGACTTCGCCTTGCAAAACTGCTAGCATTGGAGGAGCGCCTGCAGTAATAAAAGCGTTTACGGATGCTTCGGCTTCTTCAGGTGAAAAGCCGAGATTGATTACCTCATTGACAAACGCTTCTTTGATTGCCGGAAGAAGTTCGTCTTTGATCTTGGCTTCGATCTCTGGGGTTAACATTCTACTTTCCTTTTTGTATTTTTGAATTGAATCTTGGAGTAAAGTCTTGATTGATTTCTTAAGCAAGGCTTGGCGATTTGCAGGAACTGATACGACACTAAACTCTACAAGTTCGGACTTTGTGTAAACAGTTACCTTTTGACCGTCGATTGTTTTATCTTCGTATTCATTTGGTATGATACCAACTGAAACGGCCTTTACAAAACCTGCATTGATTAGCTTGTTGAGTTTCTTACCTTCTTCAGTAATACACTCAATTTGAATTGTCGCTTCTAAGTTTTCGCCATTCATTGCAAAACCCAAACAGCGACCGATAGGCCACTTGTCAGAGTCATGCTGAGCTAAGACTATGGGATTATTTAGATATGCTTGATAGTCTATTCCACTTGGAACTATGATAGTCCCATACCGGTCAACTTCGGGAGTCGATACTACGAATGTATAGAGATCATTCTCTTTCTCTTCGTAGCCTTCCTCCATTTCGTAGCCGTCCCTAAGTTGTAGGTTCAGCTCGCGTGTTATTAAATTCATATAAAACCTTTATTTTTATTGCTTTTCAACTGGGAATAATTGACATCTGCAGTTCACTGCATTTGAAGCGCTTAGTCCACTACCAAGCGGGCGCTTCGCTTTCTCGGTTTTGACTTCAATGATATTGCCTTCTTTATCGCGAACTTCAGTCACTACCGTAAAGTATCCGTCCGCGCCTTGAGTCGAGCCTTCCATAGCAGCATGAGCTGGTCTTACGCGGCCGTCTCTTTGTGTTAGCCATACCATCTCAAAACCCTCGTCTTTATATACGGCATATTGCATTCCGCTTGTCACATTTGCGCTTGTCGTATTTGCAATCGCACGCGCTCTGCTTGTTTGGAGTGAGTCGAATTTGGTATTCAGGATCTTGAAAAGCTCTTCTTTATCCTTACCGGCGTTTGCAGTGAGAGTCGCTTGTACTTCTTGCTTGATAACTCCGATAGAATCTCGGATTTGAGCGCTTGACTCTTCGACCAAAGCAATAACCTCTGCAGTCGGAGGCACGCCGCCCTCGATTGCAAGAGTCGCATAGAGTTCGGTAGCTACTTGATTTGCAGCATCGGCTATGATTGCATCATACTTTGCGAGTTCGCTCTCTGGAATATCTACAGTCGAAAGGCTAATTACGCCGTCATCTGCAAGCTGAAAAACTTGCTCTTTGATTTGTGCTATGATCATCTCAACTACATTCTCGAGGCTACCTGCATTCGCTTCAGTTATCCCGTCAAAGTTTCTCCAAAACAAGTCTTTTGCATCGGCTGTAACGATAGGGAGCTTGGCATTTGCTCGGGTTAATACTTTTCGTGCCACCACGGGCACGGGAGCGGGATTTACGGCGCTTTGAAGCGGGACAAAACCATTAGCAATAAGCGGCGTGTCTCCATTTGGTATCGGATCATATCCGCGCTCGCCTCTTGCATCATTGATCGTCTTGATTCCCCACTTAAGCTCGAACTCTTCTTGCCTCATATCAGCATCGGGATCTGCATATTCATACGGTTGTGCTTGGATAAGTACATCCTCTTCCCAACGTCTAAAATGGCGTGTAAACTCTTCGGCAATATAGAGAGCTTCGGGGTCTATTGTATTTTGTCTAAAGATTGCAAACTGAACCTCTGCAGTCGCTCGGTTTTGGAATGATCCGTCAAGCATACCGGGAGGCACGCCAAAGACTTGCGAGATTTGCGCTCTTACATCTTTGCTAACAGAGTCATAGCCTACCGATAGCTCGCCTTTCGGTGGTAATTCTAATTGCATACCACCTCCGAGCAAAGCTCGGAGCTTGTAGTCTGGTAGTTCTTCATTCCAAGCGCTTTTTAGCTTTTGCCATTCATCTTGGTCAAATCTTTCGGGGAACTTTGCAATAAGCGGCGGGACTGTATTATTAGCAAACAATCGAGCTAAATAAGCACTAACTTCGCGGTCTATATTCGCATATTCCAAAGCGGCTGAAACAAGACCAACGCCAAAGATATTCATACCGATAATTTCTTCAGGACGTGCGGCGGGGTGGAGCTTAGCAAGGTGAATGATCTCCTTCTCCGGTATGGCTATATTACCTTCTTGAGCTGACTGATAGACATACCCATCAATAAAGTTATTCTCGCCTTTAATGACTCGCATTCTTGTCGGATTTAATACCCACATTTGCAATGGCACGCGATAGCCGTTTGTCGGAGTCCATATAAACGCATTGCCATTTATGCTAAGCCAATTTTCGATATATCCAAAGACTTGTGAGCGTGTAAAATACGGATTCGGATTTGAGAGTAATTCGTTTGTCCAATGACCGCGTCCGAGTTCCTCTTTTTCCCAGTTTTGCTCTTTATATGCATCGAACTTGATACCACTCAAAGCATTTGCCCTATGCTGTAAACACGCAAAGACCGTGCCTCTAAGCGAGGCGCTTAACTCATTACCGACTTGAGTCGCACCGATATTGCGAGAGCCACCCGACCGAATATACGGTCTGTCGTTTCTTCGCGGTGCAACTGCACTTGCGATTCTATCTCTAAGTTGGTCAAGTAGACTCATACATATATCTGGGGTGTTTTGCGAATAGCGTTGAAGGCATAACCCAACGCGTCAATAAAGTCATCATGCTTGTCTTGCGGAGTGCCCGTAAAAGATAGCAGCTCCTCGGTAAATTCCGGATTGATATGAGGGACATGATAAACAAGCCCTTGTTCATATCGTGCCTCGACAGGCTGAAAGCGAATAACCTTGTCTCTATCCGCCCTCACACCTACGACATTCATTTTAGTATTTCTTTTCAGCTCTTGAACCATCCAAGCTTGAGCTTGGTTTGATTCGACTGCAACTACTCTTGCATTCCATCTTTGCTCGGCTGACATAATCTTACGGCCTATCTCTTGGAATTGCGCTCTAAAATGGTCGGCTTCAACTACAACAACCTCACCATCTTTTGTCGTGCCTATTACCACGATTGCAGTATAATCTGCAGTCTCTTTCTGGCTAATTGCCAAGTCCACTCCGATGTAATACGCTGTACATTCTTGGCCATTTGTTGTGCGTAACCATTCGCGCTTGATCTTAGCCGCCGATCTATCGACATATTCTGCAAGAAACTCTTGTGCAAAAACCAAGCTCGGTAGTAGCTCCTTTTGTCTATCAACTTCGCTTATCTTGATTTGCCCGCCGTCGTATGTCGAGTAGTGAAACGATTGCCAGTCTGACATAGTCTCGGAGAGCTGATCTAATTGCCAAAAATGATTCTTACCTTTCGGCGTTGAAAAGAAGTAAGCATCTCCTTCATAATCTGCTAGCATCGGAGAAAGCACAAAGTTCCAATCGTCTTCAGCATTCGGGCAGTGAGCCCACTCATCGCATATTACTCTGTGAAACTTATTACCTCGAAGTCCATCCGCGCGGTAAATACCCTGCAAAACCAATGTACTACGGCCTAGTTTAATCTGGCCTTGTTTGTAAGTTGCGCCAAGCGGTGCAAAGAAATTTTGTGCTTCGGTCTCTCGTCCTGAGAGTTCGGTATATGAGGGCGCTGTATAGAGAACATACGACCCATCAACTTCCAGCATTTTCTCAAGGGCCAAAGCAAAAGCCAAATAAGACTTGCCAAAGCGACGACCGCACCGAACAACATTAAAGCGCTTCCTATTCCGAAGTATCTCAAGCTGTTTATCATGCGGTTTTATCCGTATCACTGTATCCATTTTGCGAACCCCACTCAATTATCATTTTGCCTTTCTCTGCTACTTGATTATCCATGTGAGATAGCAACTCCATTAGCAGTTTCATTGCAGTGATATCCTCTTTAAGCAAGATCTTTTTATGAATCAGCATTTCGATTATATCACCAGCTACGGTTTCTTTTGTTTTGCCGGGCTTTGATAGCTCTTCAGCCGCCATCTTTGCAAGGTCTTTGAGATACACGATGCTACCCTTTGGCCTACCATTTCGATTGATACGCTCGGGCTTGTCTCTGAAGCTATGTCCTTTGAGATTATCAGCGCCTGCCATAATACACTCCCAAACCTAATCCAACACCAAGAGC